TTACTGCAGGATTACCATCGTTGGACGGATTGCCCTAATATGATACTACTGGAGAAAATCCCTTGCCATCACGCCGACAACAGTGCCAGACAAGTCAACCTTGTCTGTGCAAAGTATGATATCTTCGCAAAACGAAATCACCTCATGTGAACCAAGCCCATACCTGTCGAAACAAAACCCATGGAAATCAAGATCCGGAATCAAATCAACATTAAAAATCTTTTCCTGAATGTTCTTCAAAGTGACCCCGGCGCTTTTGGCATTCCATGAAAGTTCAACTGGTAAGTGCTTGTCCTTTTGGCGTTGAGCGAGGACTCTCTGCCAATGGTGATCAAAGCGCAAAATGAAAGCGTTGCGGATTGGTTCTAAGTGGCGAAATTCGTACGCGCCACCTATAGCCTTCCCAGCCATATACTGGTCGTCGGTAAGACTGAGGTTATTGTTTGCCCGCATGTTGAACCTAGCCATACTCTTCCCAATAATGGGGATCGTGAGATGCTTAGAGTATGCAGGAACAAAAAACCTGCTGACAAATGTACAATGCAAAAGATACTTACGACGGAACGCCTTGGCCTCCATCCGGGCCTCAGCGGCGACGTTAGCATACGTCTTTGCAGCGTACCTTTTCAAACCATCAATCTTAGCCAACATGTCATCACCCAGTATGATAGCCCTACAACGGCTAGCTCCAACTCTAGTGAGAAACGAGTACAAAATGCACATATTCCAAAAACAGTTCCTAAAGGTAGTGTCTGGGCACCCTGTAGGCAACATGTTCTCAAGGGTGGCCTTGAGCCCATGCTCCCTATTCTTGACAACGAATTTGTTGGTTGTAGCATGCAACCTAACAAACCATTCAGGGCAACCCAAACGTCTCATAAGAGCCATTTCCAGAATAATGACATCAGAGCACTGAAGTTTATCATTAGAGCTGAAATCACACTCGACATACTCCCCTGGCCCCTGAGAAATGAAATCAGTGTAATCGGTGGGGACCTTCTTGTAAGCAAGCTTAAACCTATACTTTCCACTCATGACATCGCAAACACCCGAAAGGCGCGCCATGAGCTCGTTAAAAATAGGCCCCGCGAGGGCGTTATTCAAATCGTGAGATTTGAAAATAACGCGCGGAGCCCAGTTAGGCTTATGCTCGACAAGAAGACTCTCCACTTTTACAAAAATTTCCTTCTCGGAATACTTGTCCTGCGAAACTTCTTCGATGGAGGCGAGAGCCGCCAGCATGCGGGCTCTCTTCTCTTCACCGAACTTGGCAAGCCAAGTTTCGAACAAATCATCTGTCCACCGGAATTGCGGAAGAGCTTGTGGCAAAAGCTCTTCTACAAACTGTTGGGCGCAATCAATAATAAACGGACTAGCTCGTCCTTTACTATGATAATTGCACCTTTTCCGGAAGGCGGCGAGAAAATTTGCATAACCATTATCTGGAACCACAGGGTGTAAATCCTGAAACAATGCTCCCAACTGCTGAACTTCACGCGGGTCGTTACGTATCTTGCCCGGAAGTCTCAATTTAACCCCTTTGATCGGACGAAGAAGGGGTGTGGCAGCAGTGTGGTAGCGATTGTATGCTACAGAATGAGCATATCGCAGTG